AGTCTTAGAAGAAGTAGTCTTAGAAGAAGTAGTCTTAGAAGAAGGAGTTGAACTTATGGTATCTGTAGTTATATCATGTGTTAATACGTCTGATTTAACTAAAGAATTTAATCTACCAGAATAACCACCATTACCTTCATGAGAAGTAGTTTGTTTCTGTGTAATTAAAGAATCTTTTGCTGGTTCTATTTGACTAGTAGCTAATGTAACTGTAGAACCTAATATCTTAGGTGGTTGTAATAAGTGGTCATTCATTTGAGCAGGATTAGTTTTACTTAAATTAACAAATTCAACTGGTGAAGGATTATAGACAACTCCAGCATGAGATTGACCTGCGCTAGGTAATCTTTTAGTATATCTTCTTATAGGTGCTCCTACAATGATTTTAGGATTAACATTAATAATATTTTCTCCTTTCACGTCTGTACCTTTTTTAACTGGTGCCCTTTTAACTGGTGCCCTTTTAATAGGTTTTTTAGTTGTTCTTTTTTTTGGTGGCATATTTATATAATATCCAATATTTTATTTACTAAATTTGAAATTTACGTCTTGCATTTAATTTTGCCTCTATAGCTTGTGGAAAAGAAGCTTTAGGATTATGATGATGGTGATGAGCCATACCACCGTGTTTCATTTCTTGTTCAGCTGGTAAGGATAATTCTTCAACTTCTTCTTTTAAATCAACTGGAGATTTATGATGATGCATCATATGCATATGATGATGATGTAATAATGAATGTTTATGATGTCTATGATGTAACATTTTACTATTACACAATATTATTTTTTTGTTTTTAATTTTTTCTTTTCATACTTGTCTAAATATTTCAATAATGTTTTGGCTTGTTTTTCACGAATACTTTGAAGTTCTTTTTCTTGCTCATCTTTATATTTAGACAATAATTCTTTATCAATTTCTTCTTCTTTAACCTCAGGATGTTGTGCTTGAATCATTCTGGGAAGGTCAGTCATAAATCCTTCTACTCTTTCCTCTTGAATAACCAAATGTAGACTCCAATCAAGTAACATTTCAGATAAAGCATTATTTTGTTCATCTCTAAGATTAAAATCTAGAACAGATATTGATGTATTTTGTAAAGTTGTTTTAATTGGATATGACATTTTATAATTAATAAATAATAATGGAGATCTATCAATTGATATAACACCAATGACATTTGAAATTTGAAAAGGAGATTCTATTGCACTAAAAGATTGAATTTGTTTCAAGTTACTAGAAGTAATATATAATGATCTACTAGGACTCATACATACATCTTGAGTAGATTCTGTATATGGTGAAGAATCATATAAAGTCCAACTTTGACCAAATCCAATTGAAAGAGAAAAACCACTTTTTGAAAATGTTATTCTAGTACCAATATTATCTTGTGGTAATGTAATTCTAAGATGATTATAAGCCTGAGAATAAGTATATGATAATACAGGTTCATATGCACCACTAGTTAATATACCACATTCAATTTGAAGTTTAGCTGAAAATTCTGCCATGATACTTGATACATCATAATTTCCTCCCTCAAGTTCAAAATAACCTTCATAATCATTACCTTGATAATGTAATACAAAACTAACTTGAACATTATTTGCTGTTATAGAAAATTGAGACCATGAAAATGGTACTTGAAGACGATCTATAAAACAAGTGAATTGGGAAGGTATAACTCCATTTAATGTTAATGGTTGTGGAAGTTGAATTGCCCAAGCCTGTGGATTACCACTTGTACGTTGGCTTGAATTCATATAAAAATTATAAGTTCTTATGATATTAGATTGCATTTATTATATATATTAGATATTATTTACAACTTCATCAAATTTCTTGTATATCTTTGCTGTCCCTTTTAAGAATGATTTGGTTATAAATGAATGATGTTCTTTAGTACAGAAATTTAATAATTCTGATGTAACAGAATAAGTTTCTTCAAAACATTTATCTTCTTTATTATTATCAGAACGATAAAAACTAACAATATCAGCTTGTGAACGTATGAGAGGATTTAATTCTAATAAACGTTGTGTGGTGATTATAAGTGCAATTTTGTAGTGACGATTACCTACTAGTAGTTTAGAAAACAATTTAGCTAATTCATTCTTTTTAGATCTATTAGAAGGTATTTGAGAAATCATATCATCAAAAATGATACATGAAATAGCTTTCTTTTTCTTCTTAGTTTTCTTTGGTGGTTCTTGTTTACATAAATCAATTGCTTGTTCTAGAGTTTCATGAGTTAGTTCTGTGAAAAATTTACCTTCACATTGTAATTCAGAAACTAATTCATCATATTTTGGATCATTTGCTGCTGTTGTTGAAAATAAAATGATATTTTTAAAACATTTAGCTAAACCACCTTCTTCGTGTGGAGTTGATAGTAACCTAATTAATAAACTAGATTTACCAGAACCTCTTTTACCACAAATAAGATATATAAAAGGATACTTAGAATGGAATATACCATCCTCTTCTTCTTGTTGGTTATCCAATGGTTGGATATGAGATGTTAATGGATGACTCTTAGTGTTATACTGTGACATGTTTCTTTTATAATAAGGAAATATTTTCTTTTACAATTAATAAATAAGATGTCTAACTTTGGATATTATAGTTTATCGAATTTAAATCAACTCGCAAATGTAGGCCCTCAAGGACCACAAGGAAACACTGGTCCTCAAGGTAAAATTGGAGCAACTGGTCCTACTGGAGCTCAAGGTAATCAAGGTAATCAAGGTCCTACTGGTGCACAAGGTAATCAAGGTAATCAAGGTACTACTGGAGCTCAAGGTAATCAAGGTAATCAAGGTCCTACTGGTCCTACTGGTAGTATAACATGGCCATTAGTAGTTCAAAATCCACATCAACTTATATTTCAAGATCTATCAGGTAATAATACGATTACTATGGAATCCGCTTTTACTAGTACAAGTGGACTTGGATTTTATAATTCATCTGGTACTGATGTTTTTAATATAGATCCAAGTGGTCAAATAGATACAGTTGGTCCATTTAATACTCAATCATTATATGCCAATACTGGAACTATAAACAATTTAACTTCAACATTAGGTATCATTACAAATTTAACAGGAACAAATGCATCCTTTAGTACATTAAATGTTACAAATGCATATTTTACAAATCAAACAGTTACAAATCAAACTATTACAAATGAAACTGTTACAAATTTAACAGGTACAAATGCTCATTTTAATCAAATTGATGGTGTCAATGCTATTTATAGTAATAATTACTATGGTGGTAATTTAAGTATAAGTAGTGGTTCATTTACTAATCTTTATGCTCAAAACTTTACTGGTGGTTTTATTAGTGCGGTTACAGGTTCTTTTAAAAACATTAATATGGCTCCATGGGATATAAATTCTACATCTGGACAACTTCAAATCTTATATACACCAAATGGTGAAAATGTATTAACTATTCAAAATGCAATACCAGATAGTTATCTTATTAGTAAAGAAATTGTACCTGCTAATTCAAGTCAAAACTTGGGTTCTACAACAGCTAAATGGGGAGCAGTTTATTGTGGTGGAACTGTTGATAGTAGTAATATTCAACTTGATGGTTATGCTATATCTCCTTCACCTTATGATTCGGAATGTGATATCAATTTAACACCACAAGGTGTTAGTGGATTTCAATTACAAACATTAGGATTAACATCAAATAATAGTTTAGGTTTATTTAACATAAATAGTAATTATTTAGGAAGACCTATTGTTAGTTGTGCAAGTAGTGATGGTTCAACATCTTTTGGTGGAAACTTATTACCATTAAATAATAATATTTCTATTGGAAGTTCTACACAACCATTCAAAGATCTTTATGTTTCAAATCATTCTATTTATCTTGGTACAGGTGCTACAATTACATCAACTATTCAAAATATAACTATACCTAATATAGGTACTTTTACTGGTGCAAATACTGTGAATTCACAGTTCTTTTTAAGTACTGGAAGTTTTACTTATTACTTATCATCTCAAGATGCAATAACTCAAAACGCATTTTGGTATGGTTATACAGGTAATCCAACTGCATTAAGTGAATCTCAATTAATTTATAGATCTGATACTCATACTTTCAATTATTGGAATGGTTCTTCATGGAATCAATTAGGATCTACATCCACAGGTTCACGCGGTGCAACTGGTCCTACTGGAGCTCAAGGTAATCAAGGTCCTACTGGTCCTACTGGAGCCCAAGGTAATCAAGGTCCTACTGGTCCTACTGGAGCTCAAGGTAATCAAGGTCCTACTGGAGCCCAAGGTGCTCAAGGTATTCAGGGAAATACTGGGGCCCAAGGTTCACAAGGTATTCAAGGACCTACTGGAGCACAAGGTAATCAAGGAGTTCAAGGACCTACTGGGGCCCAAGGTGCTCAAGGTAATCAAGGACCTACTGGTACATTTTCTCCATACATTAATTTTACAGTCGCGACAGGTACTACAGAATATGTTCAAAATTTAAATGTATCAAATGCATTAAATAATGTAGGTACTTTTAATCAAACTGGTACTTCAAATATATATGGTATTCAATATAATTATAATGTTCTTCAAGTGGGAACACCTTCATCAACCCCCTCTGTAAGTCAAAATGCCCTTATTAATTTAATGAACACAGGTACGCTCGGTGGTACAGTGAACACTCGCGCTGGTTATATTTATCACGATGGAACTCAACTTAATATCAACAATCAACAATATAATAATGCTAACTTACAAAATTCTACTTTGGGACATATAGGGATAGCCCCTGCTAATGGTGTATATCCAACCATTTATTATCCAAATGGTGCTATTGTTAATTATAATAATAGCTACGCCAGTGCTGGATTTACAACTATTAATTATTCTACGGGTGGATATGGTATATATATTAACAATCCAAATAATGGTGCTAATGGTAATAATTACTACAATTTAGTCATTCAAGGTAATTCATACACAAGTGCTATTACAATGCATTCACAGGTTTCTAACTTGGTTTCTAACATCACATTGGGCCGTACAAATTATCCTTATACAAATGATGCAATGACAATCAGGCCGTATTCAACCTCGTCGCAAGATATCTGGATTAATATTTCAAATGATTATCAAGAGAGAAACGGTAAGGTGTTTATAGGACAAAATGGAACTGGTGGTTTTAGGGGAAGTGATGCTTTTATTCAAAATTGGTCTAATAACGCAGGTGGTAAGTTATCAGGTATTTACTTTCAAACCGATACAGCAAATCAAGGTGTAACAGCACCAGCACAGTATATAGATTTTACAGGTCAAACATTCTTTAATCCCTATCAACAAAGGTCAACAAGTAATTCAAGAGGAGCTTCTACATTATCAGTAAATTACGATTTTTATCAATCTCCAGCTGTTGGAACTACCTACTCAATCTCTAGAGGAAATGGTGCATTTATTCCAAGAGTTTTAGTTAATTTGAATAATCAAACTTATACAGTTGGAGCTGGAAATACTAAATTAGTTGGTTCAAATGGAACAAATGTTAATCATTCACCATATCAAGTAGGTGCTTCAAGCCATCAAACGTATTCTATTAGAGCAGATTGGAGTGGAATTTATCAGGTTAGTGCTAATATTAATTTGACTTGTTCTACATCAACTGTTTTTTATATTTACTTATATTATGGTTCTACTATACTTGCACAAGAATCTGTTGGAAGTATTCCATCAGGTCAATTCACAAACTTTTGTTTATCTAAATGGATTAATGTAACAGCAGGTAATGATATATGGATGAATATACAAGCAGATACTCAAACAATTACTGTGGGAAATAACTCAACTTGGGAAATATCATATCAAGGTTAATTTTTATTATCTTTATGTATTATAAATGTATAAATTCGTCCCGATCGATATCGTTATAAAGTATATACCTCTTATGGAACAGTATAAAGTAAGTGAAGTAGCAAGGTCAAAAGGTCAATTTATAGACCAGTATAAAAAATATGGAACAAATCTACCAGATGATTGGAAAATAAAGAGAGAAAACTTTATAAAAAGACATATGGTTCAGTATGAAAAGAACCCAACGTTGAGGAGACAACTGGCACTAATGGCGTGGGCTTATAGAGCATAATTTGTAAAAATTGACAAAATTTAATTATTTTCTTTGATAACTATAAAATGGAAATTACTGATACACAAAAATCATTTATAGAACAACTTCAAATGCAACTCGATCTACTTCAACAAAAATTAATTAAAGCACAGTTAGAAGCCGTTGAATATCAAAGACAAATAAATGCTCTTAAGGAACAAATTAAATCAGGGGACGCATAAAAAAAATTTTAACTAATATCTTGAGTATTAATCATTAGAAAGAGTACTAAGTCATATTAAAACATGTAGAAGTAAATGTTTTTGTTGCGAAGTTGATCATACAACTTATTCACCAAAGAAATTCAAATAATGTATGATCAATTTTTTTATAAAATGAATTTTTTATATTGTAATATATATAAAATGTCTAAATCTATATCTATGCATAAATCAAACAAAGGATTTTTTGGTGATCTTTTAGGTTCAGTATTATCTCCTATAGGTACTTTACTTGGAGGGAAAGTTGGTGGTCCTGTAGGCGCAGCAGCTGGTGGTTTTCTTGGAGACAAAGCAGCTGGTTTAGCTAGAAGAATACCATTTAAGAAGGGAGGTATTGTTGACCCAGAAATGATGAAAATGAAAAAAGGTGGTAAAACTAAGAAAAGTGGGTTAGGTCCTCGTCCTAAAACTAAAGGACCAGCTATGGATGCTTATATGGCTAAATTAAGAAATCGTAGAAAATAATTAATTTATGAATAATATCTTGTATATATGTTAAAATGAATAATCTATTTACTCATCCTTACAAATACGATAAAATTACAAGTCCAAATACACCTTTAGGTATTGTAGTTCAATCCAATAATGAATTACCAGATCAATGGACTGATTTTCAAATTGTTATGAAAAATGGTGATGGTGGTTACTATCAGTTAGCGCTTAATGGTGATGTAGAATTAAAAATTACAAACTTTCAAATATATACTACCTCTTCACCTAGTAATACTGGTACAGTGGCATCTATTTATAGTCCTCAATTTGTTAATCCAATAAGCAATCAACCACCTGTTTTTATTTGGCCATGTACTAGTGATTATAAATTCAATGGTAACTATAATGTAACTTTCAAAACACATATAAATGGATTTTTACAATTACAAATTCTTGATACTATAACAGGTTCACAAATAAGTAATTTTCTATATGCTGTTATACATTTTAGTTATAGAAAAATTGCTACATTAAAATAAAATATTGATCTATATGTAAAAAATGGTTTTCCATTCACACCATAATGTTAGAACATTTTATAAGGGTACCTCTAGAATAAGAGGTAGTAAATATGATGATGATAGTGAAGAAGATACTATTCCTGCTAAACTTCAATCAAATGAAATGGTAGTACCAAGACCATATGTACATATTGTTGATAAATTTTTACATAAACAAAAATTACCATTACCTATGCCATCAAAGGTTGAAAAGGTTATGCATGAGTTTAAACTTGGACAATTACATGATGGACATGGTAAAATAGTCACGAATAAAAAACAAGCCTTAGCGATAGCTCTTGATGTTGCTCGTAAGTACCACAAATAATTTAATATTTTTAATACAAGTGTATTAAAAATTGTACTTCTATATTAAATATAGAAATTTATATAAATGAAAGTTGTCTTTGAAAGTTAAGTGAATTAGATAACTCTCTATTAGATTCTTTTAATGCATTTATTTTATCATTATATTCTTTTTCTTTTTCTTCTTTCAATCTTTGTTCTTCTCTAAATTGTCTTATATCTTCTTGAATTTCTCTAAGGATTTGTACTTGTTTCCAACATGTTTTATGCATCTTTCTACTTGTCCAATCTCTAGACCTCTTAAAACATTTAAGGCCTTTACCACAATGTTCACATTTAACATTAGCCCCTATAATATCTGCTCTTGAATTCATTTCTTTTATTATATACAAAAGAAAATAATTTATAATTTTAAAATTTTAATTTTTATTCTTCTGGTAATTCACAATCTGATCCATCCCATGGTGGTTCAATTGGTTGCTCAAAATTGCAGGTCGTACATCTCCACTCTATACCTTCTATAGTAGCATTTCTAAATGTATGTTGACATTTTCCTATTTTAGTTTTTGGTTCATCATCTTCATCTTCATATGTTTTAATTAATTTAAGACCACCAAATACCCTTATACTATCAGTACCTTCTCTAACTTCTTTAAATCCTTTCTTTTCAATTAATTCATAAAAAGTATTTCTACCAATAACTTTTCTGTGAACCCACCATTTAAGCTTATCAGCCCATCTATAAAAAGAATTGTATAAATGTTCTTTATTTTGAGTCTTATCTTGACCAAATTCACATTTATCATTGATAAATAAATGAACAATATCATTCTTATATTTAAATCTTCTAGTTTCTTCAATGATTTCTTGTGGTAATTGTTTTAAGATATCAGGATTTGCATACCATTTCTTACAACCTTCAACAAAGTATGAAAAGAAAGAATCTATATGTTTTTTATATGAATCAGTTTTCTTCTTATTTTCAGATGTATTACTTACATCAAAAATATGTGGAAAATGTAAACATACTAATCTATCCCATAATGCTCCATCTTCTGCATTACATTCTGGTGCTTGTGCTTCATTGAATAATAAAATAGGTTTACAGTATGTTTTAAATTCTATCATTGATTTATTTTTCTGTTCACCATTTACACTATCTCCTCCTGTTATTCTTTTTAAATTTGCGACATTTAATGGTTTGCCTTCTTTACCCTCAGAAAATACTGCGATAGAAGCATTTGATATACTTTTTAAATTATCAATAAAGTTAGAATCACCCGTAAATGTCTTATCATCAACCTCTTTATATGATCTATTTAATATCATTTTCAATAATTCACCAAAGTAAAATGATTTACCATTTCTACCAGACCCCATAACCATATAGAAAGATCTATTTGAAATATCTTTAGTTAATAACATACCTGTTAATGCTTGCATATAATTTATAATTTCAGTTTTATTATCAAACATTGTGTTCATATATTCAAGTACAATATCTTGATGAGTTTTATCAAGATTATCCCATGGAGTATATGATACTGGACATTCATAATTATAGTAATCAGTATGTGTTCTTTCTCTAGTTTCGCCTGTTGTTAAATTGATAACATAACCATTTTTAATTGGTAACTCATAGATGTTATCTACATTCATCTTTTCATCAAATGAATCTTGTTTTAACATTGGTTTTAAGCATTCAAATACATTTTTAGATTTACTCGAATTACCCCAGTTACCACGATCTTTAATACGTTGAACCCAATCATTACATTTTGATTTATAAATTTCCATTTCATTTTCATCTTGTGCATTTTTTAACTTTTCACTCCAAAATTTAATACCTTTTCTTACTGCATCCATTAATATATCACTTATTGAATTTTGAATCTCCTGTGAAGATACACTTTTCCATATCTTACTTTCTACTTTAAAAGTATATCCTGTTACTTTTTGTAGATCAGTGAGTATAAAATCATCTTCAAAGAATTTTTTACATAAATCAGAACATACTTTATCACCACCACCTAATTCATCAATATTTCTCCAATTAAAATACTTCCAAAATGACATATCTGCAGTCATCTTCATATATTCATTATGTGGTATATCAATATACTCATCAAAATCTTTATATTTAAGTTTGACTTGTAATCCTGTCTTCAATTCAATATATTCTTGTGCTTTAATAATAACATCTTCAGTAAGATATTCTAGATCTTTTTTATTTTGAATATTGATCATACAACCATCAAAACAATGTACTTGTGGTTTAAATGAATAATGTTTATCATCTTGAGTTTTATATTCATATTTTAAGAAATCAACTAAATAGAATTCAATTTGATTTTCTTTATCAACTAAATAATGATTAACAATACTACCATTTAAATTCCAGTGTTCTTCACCATGAGTTGTAATAACACTTTTCTTATATTGTGGATGAGTCTTATCAAAGATTTCTACTAATGCTTTATGGTTGGATTTTACTTCTTCTAAGAATTGTTCAAGTTCTCTAAAAAGAACCATATCTTTAAATTTATCAGAATTTATATTAGAACCACCATTTAACCCAGATAAGAAGAAGGTCTTCCAAAAATCACGGGTTGTACCTGGGTTAGCTTCAATCAATTTAGCGATCATCTCTTCTCTTCTATTAATATATAATTCTACAAATTCAGTTGGTAGATTATTTCTCTTACATAAATCTAAATAAATAACTGGATGACAATTTACTATATCAAGATCTCTATAAATACCAAGACAGAATGTTTGACGTAAGGGTCTAGATATACCTTGAAGACCAAGAATATCTCTACAGATATATCTACCATATTTATAAGAACATTGACTGTATGTTACCTTACGTTTTGCTATTGGAAATTGTTCAATATCTAATTCTTTAATGAATTTTTGAAATTGGGATCTATAAACATTATCAGCTATATACTCACATGTTACTGGGTCGAAAGCTCTACCAATTAATCCCTTCTCAACTAATATATCCCAATTGACAAATACCCATGCTACTGATCTTGCATCATAGTACTCAGTTTCTACAATAGTTAAAGAATCCCAATGAGTTGGTCTATCTTCTGATCTCTCAATATAACTTTGAAGTTTGGCTACATCACCATCTCTCTTTTTAAGAACAGCTTCTAATTTCTCTTGTTCTTTACGTTCTTCTTCTTCTTGTTTACGTAATAATTTCTCTTCAAGTTTCTTTTGTTTCATTTCTTCTTTCATTGCTAAAAGAGCCTTAGCTTCTTCAAGTTTCTTTTGTTTTAATTCTTCTTTATATCTACGTTCTTCTTCTTTCTCTAAACGTTTTCTTTCAGTATCTGATCTCTTAGCAGCTTCACGGTCTAACTTATCTTGTTCACGTTGAAGTCTAGCTTGTTCTTTAGCTTCTGCTACTTGACGTCTTGCGAATGCTTTTGCTTCTTCTGCTTCACGTCTAAGTCTCTCTTTATTTTGTTGAATAACTAAATTTGCTTGTTCGATTTCCATTTTTATTATATGTCCAGAAAAAAATATTTTTTTTTAAAAATCAATAATTCTTATTTTATAATTTTCATTTCTTTAAATATCAATTTTTAAAAATTGATATAGTTATACTCACACTTGTGAGTACTTAGTATGCTACCATTAAGCTTGAAGTATTACTTCTTTACATTCTTCTAAGATTTTCTTTTCTTTTCTTTTTGCTCTCTGGAGTGCATTAGAAATTCTCATTCTAGCATTAAATTCATCTCTGTGTTCTTTACGATATTTATATTCTATTTCTTTAATACGATCTGGTTGATCTTGTCTACGTTTTGCTTGATATAATCTAGCACGTTCTAGATTTTTAAGATATTTCTGTTCTTTCTCTTCTGCACTAAGGTTCAATCTAGGACGACCTCTTTTAGTTTCTATTTGTTCCATTTTATAATATGTCTAGAAAATAAATAAAAATTTAAAAATTGTATTTTATTTAGATTTTCATTTCTTTAAATACTATTTGACTTTCTTGGCTAAAGGGCCAGTATTACCAAGAGAAAGAGTAGGAATAATACTAATATGAAACCAACCATCTGGGCAGTCGGGCAACTATTTCTTAAAATTTAAAATTACAGATACTACTTTTAAAATTTTTTTTTTCATTTTTTTTTTATTTTTTTTTTCAAAAAAAGTTAGAGGCCATTTTATTTTTTTTTCAAAAATAAAAAAGTAAAAAAAAAAATCAAAACACTCCAACAGCTTTTTCTTAATTTTGAAAAAAAGTTGCCCACCTGCCTAAAATCAACAATGTAAGATTAAAATTACACAATTGTGTATTCATTTAATCTCTCCATAATCCTAAACCTCTTCTTACTGGTGGTACTGGTGCTTGTAACTGCTCATCAATCTTTTTAAGCATTTTAGCTTTTCTCTTAATCTTCTTAAGGATTACTTCTTCTGGTTCGGATTCAGTAGGTATTTCACTTTCTTCATCAGAATCACTTAATAACTTGATCTGTTTTTTTGGTTTAGGAGTAGGTTTTGCTTTAACCATGTATTTTTTAACAGTTATCTCCTTAGCTTTCTCTATAGCTTCTAATTCTGCTAAACGTTTCTTCTCCTCACGATTCTTCTTCGCTACTTCACGACCTGCTGCTAACACGTCTAACCTGCGTTGTTTTTCTTCTTCAGTTAAGTTAGGTTTCTTTCTAGGTACTTGTTGTTTTACTAACTCCTTAGCTTTATTTAAACTAATAGTTTCTACAGGAGGTTGATCGGTAGGATGTTCTATTTCAAGTAACATTCCTGCTTCTAACTTGTTCTTATTTCTACTACCTTGTTTTCTACCAGCTTTCTCATAACCAAGTAGGTCTTTATGCATGTGAGGATTACGGTCTAAGAAGGCCTTGAATTTATGTAAATCAGATAATGAAATTTCATCATTTTTAGATTGAGTTAATTGTTCAGACATTTTATATATAGTATAAGAAAAAAATATTTTTTCAAAAAATAATCTTGACATAATATTAAAATGCCTTTTACATCGACAACCAAATATGAACCAATTAATTTAAAAAAAGAAGTGTATTCATTAAAGGATAGAATAGTGGATGATTTAGATCTCAAGAATAACGTGTATGATTACTTAACTATACGATCTAGAGAAATATTACTAGAAGCTATAGAGAAAGCTAAGAAAGTATCTATAACCCCAACAGAAGAAGGTTGTGATTCTTATAAAGAATGTGATAAATGTAAATTATTAATTTTTAAAGAATGTGTAGAATGTGACTTTTGTAAATTGAAAATTGAGTGATTTTTTTTTCAAATTTATTTTTTTTATGTTTGTATAATATTAAAATGTCATCCTATTCATTACACAATTTAGAGATCACTGATTCTATTGGAGATGCAGGTGCTATCGGTAGAGAATTAAGATTAGATCAAAGACCACCAAAATCTATTCCAGCTGTTCATAAAGTTATATCTGTCCAAGCAGCCAATGGTACAAATCCAAGTTCAACACAATCAACCCAATTTCAAATCCCAAATAAAGATTTAATGAGAGCACATACTTTATATTTAAAATTCAGAATGACTCCTAATGCAGCTCAAGCATGGTCATTTGCAGGTAGTGCAGGATCAGCAGCATCATTAATTAATAGTATCCAAGTTCAAGCAGGTTCAAATGTTATTGAATCACTTACAAGATATGATTTATGGCATAACAATGTTATTTTAGCCCATGGTGAAACAGCAGATGCTATTAATGTTGAATCAATATGTGCAGGTAGTTTTCCAGCTAATNCATATCCTTCTCAATTAAATTCTGTTATTTTATCTACTGGTACAGCAGCTGTTGCTTCTGCTGGTTCAATGTATCCAGCTTCTACCACCGCATATTATGATTTTACTGTTCCATTATATATAGGTTGTTTCTGTCCTCCAAACTCAGAAGCATTTCCATTATTTGCATTAAACTCTAACGTGTTAATCACAATAACATGGAATACTGTTGCGAGATCTATTTTTCAAAATACTTCTGGTTTTACTGATTGGTCTTTATCTCAACTTGAATTGTATTATGATTCTATTGCACCAACAATGGAGTATTATAATGAAGTTAGAGGCCACTTAGCAGCAGGTAAAATGATTCAAATACCATCTCAAACCTATTTAAATGTTCAACAAGCTGATTCTCAATCATTACGTTTTGTTATGAACATGAATGTGTCTTCATTAGATGCTCTCTTCTGGGGTACTGTTCAAGATGCAGAAGCTAATACAACTAGTAAATATTTTGCAGCAGCATATAATGCTAGTTATACTACTGATGATGCGATCAGAAGAGAGATTTATGTTGATAATCAATTAGTTGTTAATGCATCTAAGATGTTAAATGTTGATTCTATTAATTATCGTGAATTACAAAAAGCTTTATGTGGTACTATTACTTCTAAATCAACCTTAAACCCAATTGTTCAAGGTGCGGGTGGTAATAATACTCCAGGATCAAATGGAACTTATAGATCACAAGCATATTTATTAGGTTTATCTTTAAAGAACTTTGTTTCTGAAGATGTTATTATGTCTGGTACTCCATGTAATACTTTAACAGTATCTATTGTAGATCCTGCAGTCCCATCTAATACAGCTGGTACTGTACAATTCTATGCGGTATATTCTGTGTTATTACTCATTGATGGTTCTGGTAATTGTTCTAGAATCTTTTAAAAAATAAATGTAAATATTTCTAATACACTTGTATTAGAAGAATTATTTCTATATTTAAATATAGAAATGTTAATTAATGGATTGAATTCCAATTACGAAATGCATATCTAGCTGCATCTTGAGCTTTAATTTTAATTTCGTCTTTAACTTTTGGTAATACAGGTAGAACTTGAACACCACCAGCAACAGAGAAAGGTCTTACGATAACTTTAGGATTATTATAACGATACATTTTATATATATAACAAGAAAAAAGAATTAAAGAAAAAGAATTAAAATTTCATTTTATATTAACACAGAAATTAATCTAAATAATATTAACACAGATATTAATTAGATAGAGTTTTAACACAGAAACTAATGAGATATTATGATTAGATTGTTGAGAAATATAAATTAAAGCGCTTTAATTAAGGTAATCCATATATAATTCTATTGAATCTAATTAATTATTGTGTTAATTATATATTACATGTGTTATTGTGTTAATATAATTTAAATAAATAATTGTGTTAATGTATTTAAATCAAAAAAATTTCTAATTTTTATCTTTTATATATTTAAAAATGGCATCTATTACAAAAACTTTGAAAGATAATAAAGATACATTATCTGTAAATACAATTAAGACTTACTCTAGTTTAATTAGATCACTATGTGGTGATTTGAAAATTGAATTATCAAAGGTTACTCCTGACCTTATAATTAAAGATCATGTAGAAGTTATTAAACATGCAGATACTTATCCAATCAAAAGAAGAAAGACTCTTATGAGTGCTTTATTATTGTTTTGTAAAGGAGGTGATGAAGATATACTTAAACAATTTAGAAACATTATGGTTAAAGATATGATTAAGGTTCGTAGTGATGAATCATTACACAATAAAACTGATAAACAAAAAGAAGCATGGGTACCTTTAGATGACCTAAAGAAGTTATTTGCTAAATTAGAAGCTGATGCTAAACCATTATTTAAGAAAGATGCAGCAGAATTAAATAAACACCAATTCAACTTCTTATCTAACTTTATAACCATGGCTTTATATATGTTACAACTACCACGCAGATCAACAGATTATACAGAGATGAAGATAGCTGGTGATATAGATAAGACTAAAGATAATTGGATTGATTGGAAAAAGAAAGAATTTGTATTTTGTAATTATAAAACAAAATCATCTTATGGTATCCAAAGAGTACCAATTAATCCTACATTATTAAGATACATGAAAGATTGGATGAAATTTAATAAATCTGATTGGTTATTAGTTGATTCACAAGGTAAAAAGATGAATAGTTCTAAATTGACACAAAGATTAAGTTCTTTAGTAGGTAAAGAAGGATTTGGTGTAAATTTAATAAGACATATAGTTATAACAGATGGTATCCTAAAAGATAACCCTATGGATAAGCTTAAAGAAGCAGCTAGTGAAATGGGTCATAGTATAGACAGACAACAATTATATAAAATCAAATAAAATATTGACCTAATATTAAAATGTACAGAAAACATCATCACAGATCTCTTATGAGAAGTCATAAGAATCATTATGCACTAGGAGGACTTGTAAATCGTGAAGAAATGCCTCCACATGTTAGTTCATTTTTAAACAGTCATGGAGATGAAGTAATAACTAATCTTCAAATAGGTAGAGAACCAGTGAATTCAACAGTTATGAAAGTAATGGATACTATTAGTTTAGGAGCATTAAATAAAATAAGATCTAAATTGAATATTGATAAATTTTATCATTTGTATTTAGTTATAAATAATAAATATATCTTAGAAAAGAATCAAACTGTAACTATCCGTAATGGTAGTCCAAGTAAAGATTCACAAGTTATACAAGTACCATTGAGAAGAGAATTAACCATAAGACAGTTTATAGAAAATGGTATAAAACGTATGGGTAATCATGATTACTTTACATATGGTGCGTTTTCAAATAGAAACTGTCAAGGATTTGTAACAGGTAATTTACAAGGTAATGGTATTATAGTACCTAGTGCATTTGTGAATCAACCAATTGATAAAATAGTAGAGAATACACCATCTTATTTACCAAAAGTAAGTAATCTAATAACAGATACAGCTTCTATCTTAGATTTACTTCGTCAAAAAATAGGATTACATGATGGTGGTATTGTAGAATAAATAAGATTTCTATATTTGAATATAGAAATAGAATCTAATACAATTGTATTAGAAAACATATATAATTTAAATAATTCCTAAATCTTTTGCTAAAGCGAAACGTCCATCTGGATTTAAAGCAGAGTATGATTTTTTTTTAGTTCTTACATTTTTTGGTAACCCTTTTTCTTTTTCTTCTTCTTTTATTTTAGTATAATGACTAGCTAATTTTTCTGTTATTTCAATATCAGGTATATTACTACCTTCCGCATAGATTTTAGGACGTCCTTTCTTAGAAGAAGGAGTCTTAGAAGAAGTAGTCTTAGAAGAAGTAGTCTTAGAAGAAG